GCACCAAATCCAACAAGACTAAAAGCCATTATTTTTTCCTCCGAGCAATAAGACCACCGGATTCTTCTTTGCCTTCAGCAATTTTCTGCGTTGTTTCTTCAACGACTTTTTCAACAACATCGGATGGCATAAATCGCTGACGAATCAAATCATCAGCTTCAATAACATATCCAACATCATAAATCTCAGCCATCGCAATCATCAACTCAACGAGAATCGGCTTAGCAAGCATAGCAGCATCGATGCTGTGCAGTCCTTCCATCACACCCATCTTCAACATGCCGTCTGCAATGGTAAGCAACGGAATGTTGCCTTTAATAGCATCAAGCATGTCTTTAGTGACATCAGGCTCTATGATTTTATCGGAATAGAAATCAACGACTTCATCAATCGTCGTATATTTCGGAGGTTGTTCCCACGGGGCATTGCCAAGTTCACCGGTCAACGAGATACCGGGGATGGGCTGGTGGAGGAAATCAGGCTGCATTCTTCGCCTTCACTTTCTGTGCTGTTTTGCGGATGGCTGCGACATAAGACGCAATGGTGTCAACGTAGTCGTCAGCAGCTTTCATGTCACGCTCTTTACGAGCCATGATGCCGCCTTCAGACTTGGTTGGCTTTTTACCAGATTTTTCGATGCGCTCATTAACTTGAGCCATAAACTTTTTATAGTTTTGCATAAACTATCCTTCGATTTAATTAAGGCCCAAACAGGAAGTTCCATACTCCATCTAGCACCTTCTCGCCAACTTTGGTTCCAACGACAGAGCCGAGCAGCTTACCATATGCAGCACTGGTTTCAGCGCTAATCTTTTCACGAGCAATGTCAGCCTGCAACACCGCTGTTGCCATCGATGCAGCCCTATCTTCGGCACGCTCATAGCTGTCGAATACCATTTTCACCTGATCGCGATAAAGCTGCACTTCGTTATTATATTGCGCAAGCGTCATGTTGTTCATTGATTGCGCGTTTTGGAAGTTGGCTGTATTAATCGCAGCGGTGTTAGCAGTGCTAATCTGAGCAATCAACTGGGCGTTAGCTTGGTCAATGATGATGCGGTTACGAGCGTTAAATTCCTGACGTTGCCCCTGCATCTGCGCATTGAATTGCGACACCGCATTTGCTTGTCCGGCATTAAACTGCTGCATAGCATTATATTGAGCAGTGTTAAACTGAGCAACTTGCGTTGATAGACTCGCGTTAAACTGATCAGCTTGCTGTTTGTTCGTGGCATTAAACTGACGAGCGCTATTCTCAGCGGCAGTGTCTGACAACGCAGCTTGCGCCAATGTCTGTGCCTTGAACAACGCAGCTTGTTGCGTGTTGGACATGTTCGCCATTTCCATTTGCAGGAAGTTTTGAGCATTGGCAACAGCGGTTTGTTGACGAGCATTCAAGTTTGCCATTTCCATGCTAGCAAGCGTTGCCGCATTAGCAATAGTGGTGGCTTGACGATTGTTCAGATTTGCCAAATCAACCGACTGAGCAAGCCGTGCATTTTCCAAATACACCTGCTGCTGAGCGGTGAAGTTCATGTTTGCAATGTCAGCAATCTTTGCTGCATTCAATACACGAGTTTGGAATGTTTGGTCAAATTCTTGACCCAAAAACTGAGCACGCTGTTGCGCTGACAGAATGGCAACTTGTTGACGATTGGACAGATTCTGTGCTGCCATCTGTTGATAAGCAGCAGCATCAGCAGAAGCAATTGGAATAGCCTTTTCGAGTGCTGCTTGCACAACAGCTTGTCCTGCCATACTAGAAGCACCTAAGCCACGAGCAGCAAGTTCAGCCGTAACAGAACGAATAGCACCTGCTGCCCAAGGCGGCGGATTGCTAGCATCGAAGTTAGCCGTAAGCTTTGTAAGCTGTCCCTGCACCGTCATGTCTTCAGTGACAACACCCTGTGCAGCTTGCGTTTTGGCAATGGCTTCTTCGGCACGACGCATGTCCACAGCAGCGCCAGAAACAAGTTCACCTTCTTGCAAAGTGCGAGTTGCCAATTGAGCCTGTTGCGCTTTGTCAAGCTGTTGAGCCTGAGCCATGCCCGCTTGTTTTTGCTGCTCTGTAAGCTGTGCTGCTTGAATGGTCTGAGCCGCTCCAGTGGCGGGAACAACACCCAACATTGCTTGTTCAACAGCAGGTTTCGCTGTAGCAGCAGTAACGGTTTGTCCTGCAACGGCAGTGGGTTTTGTTACATCAGCAGCACCGACAGCAAGCGTTTGTTTCGCCTCTGGTGCTTGCGCTGCTGCGGCATATTTAGAAGCATCAAGCTTCATTTCATCGGTAATAGCTGTCTGAGACGGGATAACAGTCGATGTTGCACCCATTAAAGGCTTGCCGGTTTCACTATATTGCGTTGCCGGATTTGTACCTGCTTCGGTGGTGCTAATAAGACCAGCTACATCCGCCGCGCTTAGTCTCGATGTAGATGCTGGTGCAGGCGTTGGAGATGGTGCAGGCGTTGGCGAAGGTGCAGATGCTTTTGTTCGCAAACCGGCAGCAATTCGTTGTAGCTCTGCCCAATTTGCATCTAAAGGCGCATTAATAGCTTCACGGATAGTGGCATCATCATATCCCGCAGCAAGCAATGAATTATAATATGCAGCTTTTTCAGTTGGCGTCTTGCTGAAAATTGATTGATCGAATGACGCACGAAGCTTTTCAACAGGCGACTGTGTAGTGGTTGCTTTTCTAGCAGCATCAATACTAGCAGCAAGTTGCGGATTGGCAGCGCGAACATCGCGAACAACTTGATCAAAAGAATCAAGTCCTGTTTGCATCCAATAATTAATTGCTTCTTCACCCGGAGTCAATTCTGCGAGTGGGTTATTCCGATATGCAGCTAACACTTGTTCGCGAGTTGCTTTTGGCGCGGCTGTCGCAGATGAGGCAGGGGCAGGCGACGGTGTTGGAGAAGGCGTTGAAGACGGAGCAGGTGTCGGTGTAGGCGCTGGTGCGGGCGTTGGCGAAGGAGCAGGCGCTGCCGCTCGTTGTTGGCTTGCCATGCTCGTCAAAGCACTCCAGTTTTGATCTAACGGAGCACCAATAGCAGCACGAATGGTTTCGTCGTCATATCCGGTATCCAAAAGCGAGTTGTAATATGTCGCTTTTTCTTGTGGCGTCTTGCTAAAGATTGAGGTGTCGAAAGTGCTGCGAAGCTGTTCAACAGAACCACCTTCTTGATATTTCATCACTGCCCCACCTTTATTCATGCGCTCGGTGTACTTATCATTAATCATCTCATATTTCATGGCAAGCGCAGGCGAGCTTTGAACGAATTCGTCAAAGCCTTGCATCGGGCCGTCGTAGCCAAGCTTTCGAGCAATGATTTCTTTTTGCTTTGCAGTGAAGTTTTTCATACAGTTCTCGGGTTGTCGATTGCGTCTCGTAGATAGTTCATCAGTGTTGGATTATCACGCAACAAGGCAATGATGCCGCCAGTTAAACAATACACATGACGCTCTGTTAGACCAAGTTGAAAGATTTCGTCTAACACATGCAACGACTCGTGCAATATTGTATCAGCCTCTAAGAGTCTTTGCTGACCACTCTTGATGTTTATTGTACACGATGGGAAGTCTACACCGCCAACTTGACCTTCATATTCGTCAAGCATTTTCACCTCAAACTCTCTACCAATGATGCGGAGCGAAGTGGGTGCAATCATGCTATTTCTTTACTTCTTTATAGATTTGGTACAGCTTGTGACCAATCATAATGACGGTGTAGAGCAACGTAGCCCACACCAATATTTCTGAAACAGAGAAGCCCGCAACAGTGGCAAGCGACACTGTAACGGGCGGTGCCACTTTGGCAACGACAGCAGATGCGGATTCGGTTACTTGTTGAGCGGTTTCCATAATTAAAGTAAGAGTTTTCCTTCAGCTTCTCGTCGCAATGTTAACCCTCGTAGGACGCGACCTGCTGCTTTGTTCCACTTCAAGATTTCTTCATACGCGCCTTGCCAATCTTTGGCATCAACGCGCTTCTTGAACGTGCTTATCCGATAGTTACCTAGTCCACAGTTATAAGCGAAAGATATCACAGCGGCAAGGCGTCTCGGAGGCTCAGCAGCCAATCCGGGTGATAGTTTCAATACTCCGTGACAAAAATGCATTAAATGATTGTCAAGTTCTGCTTGTGCTTTCTCGACAGTCCAGACGGTGCCGGGTTTGATGTCGGGACCAGTACAGCCCCATCCAATCGTCCAAGGATCACCGTTTGTACCGGGGTCTGGATAGGCTGTACAGTCGCCATTGGGAAGACGCTTGGCATAGCCCTCGAAGGGCTTCACCAAAACGTCCCCGGCAATCTGAATAGCCTCTTTCATTGCTTGTTATATTTTTCGATGGAGCGACCAACGAACCAGAACGTTAGGCACATATTGAGCATGGCAAAGTCATCAACGTCCCACGACTGACGCAAAATCTCAGCCCAATGTCCACCGGTCTGCATTGCCAAAGTGATGGCAGCAATCTTGACAGCCGCATACATGAAGAACAACGCCCACGTGATGCCGGGACGAACCAGAGCCGACACAGCGGAAACAAACCATCCGGCTTCTTTGGCGGTCTTAGACTGCTCTTTAAAGGCTTCCTTGATGGTTTCAAGCTGCGTGACGGAATAGTCAACATAGCGCTCTTCCATCTTAAACTGACCACGCATCTTCTCCAGATCGGTTTGCAACGTGAACATGGAAAGCTCATGTTTGCGCTCGTTGCCCTTGTCCAGAAACTTCAATACTTCGGGAGCAAGTCGAAACAAGCCACCGAAGAGGCTACCCAATACACCACCGCCCAACAACTCAAACATATTAAGCTCCTAAAGCAATAAAGAACAAAGCCGTGCCAATG